TGGAAGCAGGCATTAAATGAGGCCACCACTGAGCTCAATAAGCTGAAAGACCAGCTTAACGAATTACCGAGTAAAATTGAGCTTGTTGGCACGAAGATGGAAAGTGCCGGGAAAAAGATATCCGATACGGGGCGCGGCATTGAGAATTTTGGGCGCGCTCTTACGCCTCTCTCCGCAGCGGCGGCGGGGGCGATAGCCGGATCAGTTAAGTCAGCGATTGACTTTGAGACCGCCATGACGGGAGTTAAGAAGACCAATGACGAGCTTGTAGATTCCAACGGTAACGTGGTCATATCATATGATGATTTAGCGGACGCCATTAAAGATATGGCTACCCGCACCGCATCAAGCAAGGATCAAATTGCGGGCGTCATGGAATCAGCGGGACAGCTTGGCGTTGGCACGCAATATCTTGAAGATTTCACCGAGGCCATGATTAAGATGGGCGACTCCACTAATCTCTCCGCTGAAGAAGCTGCGGCCGCCCTTGCCAAGTTCGCCAATGTCACAGGCATGGATCTGAAAGACACGGAAAAGCTCGGTTCTGTTATCGTTGCGCTCGGCAATAATTTCGCCACAACCGAAACGGATATTGTGGAAATGGCTACACGTCTTGCGGGCGCAGGGCATCAGGTAGGACTAACGGACGCTCAGATAATGGGTTTTGCTACGGCTCTTTCATCCGTTGGTATAGAGGCGGAAATGGGTGGTTCTGCATTCTCCAAGGCCTTGATTAAAATGCAGGTCGCCACAGAGTCGGGGTATTCGAGCGTTGAAGAGCTCCGGAATCAGTTGAAGGCATTAGGGCATGATAATTTTGCCAACATGAGTTTCCGTGAGTTATACGTGGCACTCAACAACGACTCCAAAGCACTAACCAATGTAGCTAACTGGACGGGGCACACCAAAAAAGAAATCCTCAATATGCTCAATGCCAGGAACGACCTTGAAAGCTTTGCCGAGGTCTCTGGAATGACGGCTGAGGAATTTGTCGATCAGTACGGCAAGGACGCACCTACCGCAATACAGAAATTCATATCCGGATTGGGCGATACCGAAAACAAAGGCGAAAGCACTATCCAAATGCTTCAGGATATGGGATTTACCGAGGTCAGGCTTCGCGATACCTTGACAAGACTCGCAAGCTCCGGAAACCTCGTCACCGACGCAATAAGCATGGGATCAGATGCGTGGGAAAAGAATACCGCGCTTACTGAAGAAGCCGAAAAGAAATACAGCACTATGGAAGCCCAGATGTCGCAGGCTCGTGAAAAGCTGACCAATGTCGGGGAAGAAATAGGGCAGAGGCTTTTACCGTATCTTGATAAAGGCCTTGACGTTATAGACAAGCTAATTAAGGCATGGGACGGACTAAACGAAGAAGAACAGGATCAGATTGTTAAAGCCGCACTTATTACGGCGGCTGCTGCTCCGGTAATAACCACGGGCGGGAAGATCATTGAAGGTCTTGGCTCTATTACAAGCCTGTCCGGTACGATCATCAAAGGAAGCGGAAGCCTTATCAATGCTTTTTCAGGTGCATCGACGGCAGCGGGCGGCTTAGGAACATCAGCAGGCGCAGCGGCAGGAGGCTTGGCAGGAATAGCAGCACCGGCAGCGGTAGTAGTGGGTGCACTTGCTTTGGTGGCGGGTGCGTTCGCGACGGCTTACAACACCGACGAGGATTTTGCCAAGGCGGTAGATAAAAATTGGGCTCAGATCAAAAAGGACATCACTGATACTATCGCGGTAATTAAACCTGCATGGGAAGCATTCAGCAAGGCACTTGCGCCGGTATTGCTTGAAGCCATGGAGTCCATGGACAGGCGGATACAGAATTTCAAGAATTTCTTCAAGGGCGTGATTGATGTGGTGACCGGACTGTTGAACGGCGACTGGAAGCGCGCGTTTAAGGGCGCGGAAGAAGTAGCAAGCTCGATGTGGAATAACGTAATAGAGGGATTACGCACTCTTGTACGGAAAATTGAAGCTCTGTTCGGAAATCTGAAGATAGAATTACCGCATATTAAGCTGCCACATTTCATAGTTGAGGGCGAAGACGGATTCGGCTTGCCGCATATATCAATAGACTGGTATGCAAAGGCTATGTCGCATGGTATGCGGCTCACATCACCAACTATTTTTGGAGCCAATAAAAACGGACTTATGGGCGGCGGTGAAGCCGGAAATGAGTGGGTGGTAGGCGAAAGCTCCATCCTTGGCATGATAAGGACAGCCGTAAGGCAGGCGACTATACCGAGCGGTGGCAATAATATCTCCGTAGGCGACACCACCATAGTGATCAATGCCACCCCGTCACAGGACGTGGAAGAATTAGCGAACGCGGTTGACGAGATAATGGCAGCAAGATATCAGCAAGTGAGGCAGGCATGGGCTTAGCGTTTGAATATCTAACTTACAACGGAAAATCAAGCCGGGATTTTGATGTGTGCATATCGGGAAACGGCGTATATAATACTCCGGCTCGAGATGTAGAAGCCATAGCCATACCGGGTCGAAATGGCGATCTGCATATTGAGAACGAACGCTTTGAGAATGTGAGCATTACTTATCCGGCATATATCACAAAGAATTTTGCGGAGAATTTTGACGCGTTCAAGGCTTATCTTTTATCTCGAAGAGGATACAAGCGCCTCATGGACTCATATACGCCCGACTTTTATCGCCTTGCGAGCTATAGCAGCGCGATAGCACCGGAAATGACACCGCTCAACAGATGGGGGAAGTTTGACGTGACTTTTGATTGTGATCCTCGCCGCTTTCTTGTGTCCGGTGATAAAAAAATCACTTTCGTTGGAACGGATGGAAGCATAAAGAACCCGACTCTTTACACGGCCTTGCCGTTAATACGTGCATATGGCTCAAGCGCATCACTTACTATAAACGGTATATCAGTAATGATAAATAGCGCATCTGAATATACTGATCTTGATTGTGAATTACAGGAGGCGTACAAGGGGACGACTAATTGCAATGGGAATATAACCTTAACAAATGGAGTGTTCCCCTCACTAGCACCGGGTGTTAATGCGATATCAAGAGCAAGCGGGATTTGGAAGATTGAGATAATTCCTAGGTGGTGGACAATTTGAAGCCTATTTTATTCACAGAAAATTCAACAGTATTCACATCGAACGGTATCGGGCGTTTATCCGATGCTATATCATGCAAAGTCGAGGAAGAGCGGAACGGCATCTACGAACTTGAAATGCAGTATCCGATGTCAGGACAGCATTATAGTGATATCGTGATCCGTAATATTATCGTGGCGAAGCCGTCCGCAAATGCTTCGCTTCAGGCGTTCCGAATCTATAAGGTGAGCCGTCCGATAAACGGAAAAGTGACGGTGTACGCTCAGCATATCAGCTATGATCTTACAAAGAATACCTGTATGCCGTTCAGCGTGTCCGCATCATCCAGTGCGTGTAATACCGTCCTGCAAGGACTAAAGAGCAACGCGGTGGAATCATGTCCGTTCACGTTCTGGACAGATGTCACCACGGTGGCAAGCTATTCGCAGATAATCCCTGCAAGTATACGGCAAAGATTAGGCGGCATTGAGGGTTCTGTGCTGGATCAATTTGGTGGAGAATACGAGTGGGATAATTACACTGTCAAGCTTCACAGGCAGAGAGGCGCGGAGCGTGATATCACGTTGCGCTACGGGAAAAATATCACTGATATCCAACAAGAAGAGAATATAGCCGAGACTATCACGGGCGTAGTTCCGTATTGGATAAATGTAGACGGTACGGACAGCAGAACACTCCCCGAAAAGGCAGTGTATTCGAGTCACGCATCTGCTTATTCCGCCCGCCTCACCGCACCGCTCGACTTATCGCAAGAGTGGGAAGAAAAACCCACTGAGGTGCAGCTTAGAACAGCGGCGCAGGTGTATGTCAATCGGTCGGGGTTCGGGATCCCGAAAGTATCCGTGCAAGTATCTTTTGTTAATCTTGCAGACACTGAAGAATATAAAGATATATTGCCGTTAGAGAATGTTAATCTTTGCGACATTATCAAGGTGCAGTTTGAAAAGCTGGGCATTGATACAACAGCGGAAATCGTCAAGACCACTTATGATGTCTTGAAAGAGAAATACATATCCGTTGAGATCGGAGAACTTCGCAGCAATTTTGCCTCCACAATACACCAGCTTGATGCGGATACGGCTCTGGCCATTTCCAATACTGGAAAAACCGTATTCGCACAGGCGGGGAGCGCAGCGCAGGATGCAGTAAATAATGCTACGGCATGGCTTACAGGATCAAATGGCTATGTGGTAGCAATAAAGAACACGGACGGTTCATGGAAGGAATTACTTTTCATGGACACGAACGATGTTCAAACCGCTCGCAATGTCCTGAGGATGAATGAAAACGGTATCGGCTTTTCTCGCAACGGCGTGGGTGGACCCTATACCAACGCATGGACGATTGATGGAAATCTTGTGGCGGACTTTATTACCACGGGTCTGCTTAAATCTGCATCGGGAGAAAATTACTGGGATCTTGATACGGGCGAGTTCTGTCTGACAAGCACGTCAAAAGTGAGAGTAACTGATACTAATTATACAGGAACCGTATTCCCGAATGCGTATAATTACCCGGCGAGTTCATGGACTACTTATGCGGAAAAAACGGCGCATGTTGGTGAGACGTACAAGAACACTAACACGGGAAAATATTACAAGTGGCAACCCAAAGACACGAAGGTACACTTTAAATTTTCCAGTCCATCAGCAACGGAAAAGAACTATGATTATGTAGAAATTTATTATCAGCAAAATGGCAAATGGTATAAATCGGGCAAGTTTGATGGTGGATGGAACGGCTCTACTAATAATATTTCCGATATAGTAGTAAATGTTCCCGTCAGTGATTTTTATATTTATTGGAAATCAGATGGAAGCAACGTTGATTGGGGCTTTCAGATAGACACTATAGGCGGAGGCTACTCAGGCACGACATCATATACTGAATACGACTCAGACCCTCGACCTTCCGGAGTAACGTGGACTTATACACCGACAGGATCAGGAATAGAATGGCCGCAAACATCGCATAATTACGGCAATAATGAAAGTATAGGCTGGGAGTTTGACGTAACGCCTACCTATGGTCAGTTTGGGTGGGTCGAGTATGATCCTGTAATGCTCTTGGGTGAATATGTCGAGGACACTGCTGATCTTGACCTTGACCAGGAATCTGTATTTAAGGCGCTGACAAATAACGGAGAGAATCAAGGTCTGTATTTGCAAAATGGTAAAGTCTACCTCAATGCTGAGTACATGGGCACAGGCGCATTGAAGATAGGCGGCTCCGGTCATACGGCTATTCCGTCTATTATTGTGCAAGACGCAAATAATAACACCATTTTTCAAGCGAATGCATCAGCCATGATATGGAATGCTACCAATTCCAATATGGATGCAAACGGAACGCTTAGAGGGTCAAATGTTAAATTATCGGGAACATTAGAGGCATCCACGACTGCGGTAAAGCCGGGTGGGCAAACTTTTGAAAAAAGAGCAATTATGGATTCAGGATCTTTTGAATCATATTATGACAATGATCTTGTAAGTGAAATTGGCGTGACTTATTCCAAAGCATTGATGATTCAGTCTTATTTTAATATGTTAATGTATTCAGACAATGAAATAATTATGGATACTGAAGAGGGATTGACTATAAATTCACCGTCTGTTTATGTGGATGATGGAAATACTACTGGCACGGGATATACTGGCACTATAAACGGCATAGATTTTATTAACGGAATATGCGTAGGAACATGAGGAAATAATATATGATAACACAAACCATTGACCTAAACATGATACCCGACTCTCCGCCCGTAGTCGTACACGTTGACCAGTACGATCATGGAGCGGGTCGGATAATAGCTAATCTCTATAACGGAGACCAACTATATACTCCCTCAAATGCTACGGCATGGATACAGGGGACTAAACCGGACGGGCGAGGGTTTCAATACTCCGCCACATTGAGCGGTAGCACGGTCACAGCCGAATTGACCGAGCAAATGACAGCCGTTGCAGGGAATGTCAGGACACAGATAGTCGTGAATGAGACCAATGGCAGAATCGGAACATTTTGCTTTACGCTTGCCGTTCAAAAATCGGGCTTGCCTGCTGATACTGATATGAGCCAATCCGAATATCAGATTGTGGAAGAACTGATAGAAGAAGTCATAGGTGCGGCGGGTCATGCGCCGATTATCGGGCAGAATGGTAACTGGTGGATATGGAACGTTGAGGTAGGTGATTATGTGGATTCCGGCGTAGATGCGTCCATCACGGTCAGAATTGCAGATATAACCATGTTAGCTTCAGATGCTACGCCTTACGTCACGAACACGGGCACCAATACAGATCCCATCTTTCATCTATTTATCCCCCGCGGTACTAAAGGTGATACAGGCGACGCCGCAGGATTCGGCACACCGACAGCAACGATTGATGGCAGTACAGGAACGCCGAGCGTACAGGTGACTGCATCGGGGAGCGATACGGCGAAAGTATTCGACTTTGCTTTCCATAATCTGAAGGGCACCAAAGGCGATACAGGCGAAAAGGGTGATCCTGGTGATATGCCAACCATTACGGCGACAGGTTC